ATGTAAAGCCACGTCGAATTGTCGGTGCCGAGCATCCGCGTTCCGATGGCCTGGGATGGGGTAGATTCCGTCCCGCCATCAAAATCGATGCCGACCGCCGATTGGGTGGTATAGGCCATTTAGCCCTCCTACGCCTGGATGACGCCCTGACGAGCGCGGTTCGAGACGGTCATATTCCCCGCCCACGCCACCGGCATCACCAAAGCGTCCTGGTTGACAGAAGCCTTCTCGCCAAGAGGCACAAATTCACGGCCCTGCGCATAACGCAGGAACAGGTAATCCGTGTTGAGCATGTACATCTTGTTCGAGGGGCACTGATCGTCGTAGTACACCGGGGCGTCCATGAACATAAGGTTCATAAAGCCCGCCGACGCCGACTCATCAGAGGTAAACCGCTGGTTCGTCTGAAGCGAAGACCAGTAGAAACCAAAATAATTGGTATCTCCGACGATCACGTCAGGACGATCCGCACCACGAATGCAGGCGAGCCAAAGAGTGTTCATGGCCGTCTGAATCGTGGTAGCGGAAGCAGTTATGCCTTCTGTCGAGAAGTCATAGACCTGATTAGCCCAGAAGGTATAGGTGCCGGAATTGATGCCGCCAACCGTGTTGCCCACGGTCCCCGGAACGATCAATTGCAGGCCACCAAGCTCCTTGGAATCAGTGCCGGTGCCATCTGCGTAGAGTGCGCTCGCCATGTCATTCTTGAGCGACTTTTCGAGATTACGAATACGGCTTTTGAGAAGATTGAAAATCTGCTCGGGGCCGCTGTTCTCGACCTGCTCAAGACCTGAGATAACGACATTACCCGCCAACTGCTTGTAGTTGAACTCGGCGGCGGTGAAGACGTTCGACGTGCTTGTGTCCAAGACCTCATAACCCGAATACCACTTGGTGGTCGAGTTGGCCGCGTACTCAAGCTCCTGAACGATGGTGCGACCCGTCGCGGGAGACTTGTTCCCGTTCTGGTCTATGTGGCGCAACAACGCATTGTTGTTGGTCACGTTGTCGGCCATCGTCTTGGAATAACCGGCGAGCGTCGTGGTCACGATCTCCGTATATGTAGAGTTCGGAGAAGTAGCCATATTGGCTTGCTCCCATCTGGAGCAACAACGCTAACTCGCTGTGGCCTCGCCAATCCTCGCGCGTAAAATTGAGTCGAGATCGGTCTCCTTTACGGAACCACTAGGTGGAATTCCGCTGGTATGCCCCGGCGCGGCCTTTTTCGCCTTGTCGACAGCCGCCTTGCGGCGACCTTCTTCCTGGGCGGCGACCGCCTTGCGTTCCGCCTGGATGGTTTGCTTGTACAAATCATTGTCCAGACGTACCGCCATGTCATAGGCAACCTGGAGGTCCGTGGTCTCTCCCGAATTTACCAAGCGCCCCATGCGTTCGCGGACGGCCTCAAAATGCGGGTGCTTGAGATTGCCGTTAGTGTCGGTTTCGGTGGCAAAATTCTCAACCTGACCCGAAATTTGTTGGTGTTCACGATCCAGTTGCGCTTGTTTGAAGTGTTGGATTTCGGCGTTCTGCGAGTTTAGCTGCTGTTGCAGTTGCTGAAATTGCGGATCAGGATCATCTGACCAATCCGCACCCGAATCGTTCGACAAGTCGATCCCGTAGTGCTGGGCGAGTTGTTGAATGGCTGCTTGAGGGTTGTACCTAAGCGCGTGGTCATAGCTCATAAGGCGCGAGACGTACTCGGCCTCTGATATGCCATGCGATTTCATCTGCTCGGCGTAAGGCGCAAGCACACCCTCAATGCCTTCAAATTTACGTCGCTGCTCTGCAAGATCAGTTGTCTTACGAGTGAACGCCGCATCGCGCTCCTTTTCCCTCTGGAGCATAAAGTTCTGCTGCTCCTCGGGGAGTTCGGCAAACGCCTCGCGGTGTTCAGCGGGCCATGTTTTGGGCGCAGACAGTGCATCGGGCTCTGGCTCCTCTTGGGATTCTAGAATATCCCCTTCAGGAGTGGCCTCTGCGTCAACGTCCTCTTGTTGGCCCTCGGCGGTTCCATCCGATGGGTCGGTATCGACTTCGACTTCTTCCGCGCTGGTGGTCTCCCCGGCGATTGTCTTGGGGTTGATCGGAGTGGGTCCACTTTCGCCGGGCGTGAACTCTCCATTGATAACGCTCTCCAGAACACCATCAAGCGTGATGGCTTCTGATGACGATTCTGATCCTGACGCTGGCCCCGATTCCGGGGTGCTGGTCTCAGCTTCGGCCATTGGTTACCTTATCCCAGTTATCTGGCCGGGTACTCCCCGACCAATCGTTTCCGATCTGGCGCACGTTATGTCGTTTTTCGTGTTCGCGCAATTGATGTCTACTTCCAATTACACTGCCATCAATCGGACTCAAAAAAGAATCGATCTCGTGAATGATCGTCAATCCACTGCGAAAGGGTTTATCCGCAGCATTTGACAGACCTCGCCTCGACGCTCGGGGCGACCATTTTATCTGTTGGTAGTTCGTTCTATATGTCACGGTTTCGCTCTGCCATCCGCAACTCGGCGTCGAGCATCGCCAAATCTTCCTTCGACCGCACTCGTTCGCTCGATGCGCGGCTTTCCTCTTGGATCTTGGCGGCTTCGGTGCGTTCACGCGATGCAATATCGGTGAGCTTGCCCTCTTGCTTCAGCTTCTCGCGCTCCAGCTCGGCCATGATTTTCTGTTGCTGGACTTGTTCTTCCGGCGAGGGCTGCGGCGGTTGCTGGCGCAGCGCCTGAAGCTGTTGCATGACTTCGCTTTCAGTCTGATCAAGCACGTCCTCGAAATTGCGCCCGATTTTCCATGCGCCGGCAACAAACTTCAATATCTCGAACGCAATCGGCGTGATTTCTGGAGCTGCCTGGGTCGCCTCGACGGCTTTGATTAGATACCCGCCAAGCACGTTGGCGAACTCGACCCGCGTGCGCTTTACTTCTTCCTCGTCGGCGAAAACGGTACTGTCTGTTTCAACGTCGATCTGATACTGGCGCAATTTATCGTTGCGCATGATCTCGATCATCTCGTCCGTCACTTCGATGCCGGTCATGCGCTCCAGAATTTCCGGCTCATAGTTCTCCGCGATCAGTTCTGCCTTTATGCGGAACAAATCACGAATGTATTTTTGAATATCGTCCTGGCGACGACGCAGCCGCATTGATCCGTACTGCGCCTTGAGTTGCTGCGCGGTCGCGGTCTCCGATGCCCTGGTGCCCCCGCCTCGGATGATGTCCGAGATCCCGGTGACATCGTAGATAACTTGCAGAACCTGCCCGCGCTGGGTGTACAGACCGGCCAAAACCGCCGAGACGACGGATATATCTTCCGTCTGGAACGCTCCTGCCAGTCCACCTTTTTGCGCAAGAGTGGCGAAATTCTCCGATGGCACGAAATCATTGTCGCCAGCGGTCGCGAGGTGAGCCAGTTCTGGAACCGATGCGTCGTAAACGCCGCGACGTTTCAACCCCTCGATCAGATATGTGATCCGGCTGGTAACGCGGTCCAACTCGTCGGCCTGATCCTGATAGAGCGTGAATTCCGGCACGGGAACCGAGGTATTGTTGGTCCGCACCGCAATCAAAGGCGTTGGCGTGGGGAAAAACCCCTCTAGCTCATACGGATCATCATCTTCAGCCAGAACGTCCTTGTATCCAGTAGCGACGAAAAGGCGCTTCCGGGTGACCTTGCACCAGATTTCCCAGACCTCGGCGCGGTTGTAGATCTCCGCGAAATCGGCGTCGTCTTCCGAATCCGGCATCCAGTTGAGTGGAATTTCGTGAGCGTCCTTGAATCCGCGTCCGACCAGATCGTCACGGGTGTAAAGGTGCCGGCGGGCTCTCCAGGTCACATCCTCCGGGCGTCGGCTCGGGCTCTCCCGGTAGTCCTGCCAGTGAACATACTCGAACCGACAACGCTGATCGCCAAGCCGCTCGATTTCTTCTTCTTCCTTGATGGAAGTATCGTCGCCCTTGATCTCGATCTTGATTTTTTCCTTGACGATGATGGGCTCGTAGACCACCCACACAACGCCGCGACCGGGCAACAGATAATCCTCCAGCGCCGAGGCGATAGGTCTGCTGGAATCATAAATATCGAGATCGTAGGAAATCGCCCGCTCAAGCAAAATAGCGACCTGACGCGCTGCCGGATTGGGATCGGGGAAACGCCGGCGAACGTCGGGTTGGGCCATGCGCGCGAAAAGCGCGCCCTTCAGGGTTTCCGTGTTCGCCCATAGAATGTTGTAGCGACTGTTCATCGATCCGATAATGGCCGAAGATGCGCCGCGCTCGTCACGATACCGTTCCACAACGCGCATCCCGCGATCACGCCAATCGCGCTCGAACTGGTCCGCCTTTTCCAGTTCGTTTTGCCAGAAAAGCGCCGGGCCTAGGAGTTTTTCCTGTTCCTGCCGTGTTTCGTTTTCAGCCATTATTTATTCCTAGAAAGGATTTTTTTTGCTTCTTCTGCCGACATATCCTTCATATTACGATGTATTGCTTGGTCGAATTTCCGCAATTCTTGATGCGTCTTTCTTTGCGGCCACTTTTTCTTCGACGATATCGCTCTACGCTTTGCTTCCTCTTGGTCATCTATAATCTTTCCATCCCAAACTGTCGGGATGAGCGTAGGCTTTCC